GCCACAAGGTCGGCAGATTAGGTACGTCGCGTAGCATCTGGTAATAAGCTGGCTTATTAATCTTCTCGGAGAAAGGAACTACTTTCCTCCCCTGCCAGAATGCTACGCATTCCTGTTGAATCCTGTTAGAAGCCTCCGTGACGAAACGGTACGCGCGACTAACAGGAGGATTAGACAAGACAACAGGAACCGTCCTCTTCACACCATCGCTAATGAGAGGGGCTGGACCCACCTCAAGTGCTCGGCGGAACCAAGATTTGCGCAGAAGGCCGTCTAAAACCCTCTGGGGAACATCTGAAACACAGATATCACGGATGGCGATCTCTTGCCTCATGGCAACATTAAACACCCACGCTCTAGTGGGTGCAGAGAGACACCGGATACCCATCCAAACTTCCCTAAGAAGACAATCGGGTTCTAAACGTCGCGGTCGTAAGAAAGACAGGCAAGGACGAGGCATAAGCCCCTTGGAAACGAGGAAGGGCTGACTGTTCAAATCAGCCCACCCATCGCTTATCCCTGTCTTCTCTTCATTGACAACGAGACCATAACTGGCTGTTACCTTCCTCCAAAGAGCATAAAACTCCCTGTTTCCGGCAAACAGACAATCATCTCCGTTAATTCGACTGCGACGCTGGGATCCCGAGCCTCGAGCAATATCGGAACAAATATCGAAGCAAGATTTGTTTAGGATACACAAAAGGGGAAAGCTCACAAGATTCCCCATCATGGATCCTCTACGAATCGGATGCAACTTCTTCGAACCCGACAGCCACTCGAGACCCGAGAAGGATCCCAAAAGAACCTTCCTCTCCTCTTCACTCAAATCCGGATCTTCAGCTAAGACCTCGACGATAGCCCAAACGGACTCAAGATAGATGTTATCAGTCGCGGAGACATAATCTCCACTTATAACCTCCTCTCCATCTCGCCTGTCGTCAAAGATCTTCATGAAGTCTTCCCGTGAAACGTCCCCACGGACACACCAGTCGAACGAACTGATGTGATCGTACAGGGCCGTATGAACCGGAGCAAGGATGCGCTTAACGCGCGCGCTTTGCATGGTAACAACTCGGAACTTCCCTTTTGTCTTCGCAACACCTACCCTTACGGTTGAATCGGGGTATGTGCACTCAGACGGGCCGGTCCCAAGAGTACCACCTCTTCCTCTCTCCGTCTCCAAACAACCCTGCTGGTCAGGGACGTATCCACTCTTTACCCAACTCTCA